GGGGGTACAACGACAACGACATGCGCGAGTTGCGCAGCCTTCAACGCAAGCCTTCAACAGAGGTGCCGGAGGTTTTCAAGCACAGGTTTGCTGATCCAGCTGAGTACGATGCCTGGGTCGAAGAGAAGCGCCGCGCTTACTTCGGTTGAACTTGATCCAATCCCGAATGACCGAAACTTCAATGGTGCCGTTTTACCGCTCCTACCTACTGGGCGGTAAAACTATTTACCTCGACAAGTTGGCGGAGTTGCCCGACAACGAGCTCAACCTTCTCAACATCGAAACGATGGCCTCACTGGAGGAAGCTCGCCGCGACTACGACGCCCTCGAAAACAAGCAGTCCGAAGAGGCGGGTTCTGTCTATCGCCGCTTGAAGGTGGCTGGTTATTTCCAGGCAGCTATCAAGCTGGAGCTCCAGAACTGACCATTCACTACTACACTGCACCCGTTCTTACTTATGAGCATGTACGTTCTCTCTGAATCCCAGTTCGATCAAATCTCCAAAGCACTCGAAGCAGCACGCTTTGCTCTGGAAACGTCCCAGCACGTTCAGCTGGATCTGACCAAGCCCAAGCAGACCATCCCCCTGCCCGCCGGTGAAAAACTTGTACGTACAACAGGCGTACAAAAGGCGAAGTCTCAACGTAAGACTCGTGGGTCCAGCCGTAAGGGGCGGCGTGGGGTGGCGGTGTTGACGGAAGCCAAGGTGCTGGAGATTAAGCGCCAGCTGGCTGATGGTGGCAAGACTGTGGCAGCGATTGCCAAGGAGTTTGGCGTTCACGTCACAACCATCAACTGCATCAAGTGGCAGAAAACTTGGAAGCATGTGACGCTCCAGCAGCCCGCCCCGGTTGTGGTGGCTGACTGATGGCGGTCCTGTGTGATCACGAGATTCACAACCTGGCACGCCGCAACCTGGTATTCCCGTTCCAGTCGGAGCTGGTGAATCCAGCGAGTCTCGATGTGAGACTCGGCGAGAACCTGTTGGTGGAAATGCCGCAGGTGCCTGCCTTACTTCCTTACAGCATTGCTGGGCACTCGCAGGAAAATCCGTTCATGCTCCAGCCGCATGAGTTCGTGCTCGCGGAAACGATGGAGGAGTTCAGCTTCCCGGATTCTGTTGCTGGGCAGCTCGCTCTCAAGTCGAGTCGTGCCAGGGAGGGGATTGAGCATCTTCTTGCCGGGTATATAGACCCCGGTTACAAAGGGCGGCTAACGCTGGAACTACAAAACGCTAGATCCATGCACGCTGTTCCGCTTTGGCCGGGTATGCGCATCGCACAGATTGTGTTCCACAGGATGTCGATGCTTCCCGGCAAAAGTTACTCCGTTACTGGTCGCTATCACGGCGACACTGCTGTTCAGGCTTCTAAAGGATGAGCGATCCAGTTAATTCTCCAGCGCACTACACGGCCGGAAGCGTCGAAACAATCGACGTTATTGAGGATTGGGTAAGGCACGCTCCAGATGCCGTTGTTGGTGGTTTGCATTGGCAGGTCATCAAATACGTCAGCCGAGCGTGGCTTAAAAAAGATCCTTACGAGGATTTTTGTAAAGCTCGCTGGTATCTGAACCGCTTGATTAACACCTTGGCAACGGAGCCGTACCAGAACCGATGAGTTACTGGTGGCGGATTGTCGCCAAGGCGTTGGGGGAGAAGGCGCACCACCACAATCGGGTCGCTGATCAGGTTGCGTTGGTGCGCTTTTGCATCCTGCTGGCTTACATGACTACAAACATTTTCATTTGCGCAGGGGTTATTCGGCACTGGAATGGCTAACCATTGCACTCACACTTTCAGACAAGTTATTTCAACACACAAATGGCAGTCCAAAAAACGAGTCACTTACTGGCTGCGGTGTAAAAGCTGCGGGCATAAGTGGAAGGTTTATTACGATCCGCACAAACAAAAAGAGATCCAGCAGTCCAACAAAGTAATGCCGCCTAGTCGGCGGAGACTTTCTGACTTGGAGGTCAGACTTGCTTTGCTGGATCCACGGCCAGCGGCGGTTGTGGCGGTAGATCTAGGGGTTACGCGCCAAACAATCGGGTACATCCGAGCTGGTGTGTATAAGGCAAACTTGTGGCCTGATATTCCTCGTTATCCCACAGAGAGGCAACTGGCTGGGCACACCAGAGCAGACAATGGGTGTAAAAAGTGCCACTACTGGTCCAAAGAAACCTGCTCGTTTGATCTTCCCGAAGCTGGGATGCCCGGTTTTGCGGAGGAGTGCAACTACTTCACACAAACAAACTGATGGCCATCACAATCAACAGCAGAGCGTGCCAAGGCTGCGGTACGCAGACGACTAACCCGGTGCTGTGCATGAAGTGTTACCGCTCCAGTCCGGCAGGGCGGGAGGAGTTGCGCTTGGATCGGTTGCGCCAAGGGTACAAGCCCCAACCGGATGGGGGGCCATGCAAAAACTGCATACATTGGAAGGCGCGGTGCTTGCTTGGGTTTCCCGAGGGCGGGACACTCGCGGCGGCGGTGCTCTGTTCCGCTAGGGAGGTTGACAGCCTGCTAGAGTAGTAGGGTACACGCCCTACCAGGCATGAAAATCCTCCAAGGCATCGAGCACCTCTCCACGCTCGATGACGCAAGTTTCGTTGCGTTTGACGTTGAGACCACCGGGCTCCAGCCGAAGTTTGGTGGTCTGCGGCTTCTGCAGTTAGCCACTTTCGGGAAGGATCCCGTGGTTCTTGACTGCTGGAGCTTCAGTGATGAGGACTGGATCACGCTTGAAGAGTTCTGCAGCGTTCCACGCCAGTGGTTGGCGCACAATGCAGTGTTTGACCTCGGCTGGTTGCAGGAGCACGAGATCTATCCCGAGGGCAAGATCTACTGCTCGATGCTGGCGAGTCGGATCCTGACGAACGGGCTGCCGAATTTGAAGCACGGGCTCCAGCACGTTGTGCATCGCTACCTCGGTCAAGACATTTCCAAGGAAGAGCAGAAGAGCGATTGGTCGGCTGATCTGCGCGTGGAGCAAATCGAATATGCCGCCAAGGATGTTGTGGTGTTGACCCAGCTGTGGGAGCAAATCACCAAGCGGATGGCCACTGGTGCGTTGATGCCGGCGTGGGATCTTGAGTGCAAGGCACTCCCGGCGATGGCGCAGCTGTGGCGTACCGGGCTGCCGTTTGATAAGAAAATGCTGGAGCAACTAATTGAAGATTTGGATATCGAAAATGTGGAGGTTGGCGAGAAATTTATTGAGGACTTTGATGCGGCTCTTCCGCCAGAACATAAGCTCCATCGCGGATTAGACGGGAAGTTGCTATACCAGACAAAGCCGGGGCCGAAAGGTAAGAAGCCGGACCCGAATGTTTTTAACCTCAACAGTCCTGCGCAGTTGCTCAAAAAGTTCACCGCTTTGTTGGGTGAGCCGCCGATGGATATGAAGAACAACAAGCCCAGTGCTAGTCGTTCTGCGCTCCAAGAATATGTGGGTGATCACAAGGTTGTGGCGGACTATTTGAGGTGGAAAAAGATTGAGAAGCGGCGGCAGATGGCTGAAACTTTGTTGAAGAATTACTCGGATGATGGGTTTATCCGCGCCAGTTATTTGCAGCTTGGAGCTGATACTGGGCGCATGAGTTGTATTTCGCCCAACCTTCAGCAGATTCCGCGTGATCCGCGTTTCCGTCTTGCGGTCCAGGCTCCAGCTGGCTGGAAACTCGTTGTAGCGGACTACGGGCAGATGGAGCTGCGGTTGGCAGCGGCAGAAGCACAGGATCCCTTAATGACCGAGGTGTTCCAGCAGGGGGAAGACCTTCATACGATGACGGCGACGCAGATTTACGGGGTTGAGCCGGATGAGGTTACAAAGGAGCAACGACAGATCGCAAAATCGGCAAACTTCGGATTGTTATACGGAAGTGGCGCAAAAGGGCTCAGAAATTACGCAGCAGCGACCGGAATCCAGATGGATATTGATGAGGCGGCGGAAGTGCGGCAAAAGTTCCACGCTGCATATAAAGGCATCTCCACATGGCAGCGCGAAAATGCTGCAGCTGCTGATGCGGCTAAGGACAATCCATCTATCCGCATACGCATCTCGGGCTTGCGGAGGTTTCTACCGGGTGAACACAACAAACTCACCACGCGCTGTAATACACCCATCCAAGGAGCAGGTGCGGCAGTACTCAAACTTACTCTCGGCAAATTGTGGCCGTTACTTAAGTCCGACGGGGAAGATATTGTGCGCCTGGCCGGCGTGGTGCACGATGAAATCATCCTGCTCGTAAGAGAAGAACACGCGGATGTCTGGGCGCTCCAGCTGCAGACAATCATGGAAGAAGCTGAAGCTCGCTGGTTAGGCGATATTCCGCCGTTGGCCGAAGCTAAGGTCGGAGATAGCTGGCAAGAGGCAAAGTGAGTGATCTGACCGAATACCGCGTCACCATGTGGCCTCGCCACGGTCCCACGCACAATCTTTACCTCGAAGCTCCCGATGCCTACACGGCACGGGAGTATGCGATGCGGTTGTGCCCGGACCAGAAGGTGATCGGTATTCGGCGGATTGAAGACCTCAAGAAAGATGGGCTGGCATGAGTCGGCCCAAGACTGGTCGTGAACTGGTGCTCGAATGGCTCAATCAGGAAATTCGTGCGGCCAAAACGGCAGATTTGCAGCGGGCTGCCGCTTTTTTGCAGTGGGCGCGGGATGTACGAAAAGGCTGTGCCAAGCAACGGGGTGGGGCGCGGGTGGCGCAGGCCAATGCGTGGCGGAAGCGTGTTGATGACGATGTGCGCTGGTAGGACTACTGTGTCGCAATGTGCTACTGTGTAGCAGAGTAGACCGCAGCACATGCCGCTGAACCACGGAAACAAGTATTACTGCCAGCTGCTTCTGGATCCGCATCGTTACAAGTTGGCGGAAAAGCTTGCGGTGGCGGAAGGCAAGAAAGTTACGGCGTTGCTGCGGGAGATGGTTTACGCGGCGCTCGAAAAGTCTTTGCCGGCTTCTGATT